TTGTGACGTGTTCGCAACTGTTTGACGCCTCCACTCCTCATCTCGGCCTGGCACATCATGCCAGTTTACCTCAAAGGGTTTGAACTCGTTTACTCCTTGCTTTGCTCCAGTCCAGATTTTCTCGAATGGATTTCCGATTCCGTTTGCGGTGGAAGTAATAATGACTTTAGTTTCTCGACCAGCCGACACAACAGGATAGGTTGATGTATAGAACTCATTTGCTCTTTCCACAAAAGCGAACTCATCAAGAAACAGGAGGTTGACAGACATACCACGAATAGAACTGCCTGAAGTGGCAGCCGCAATAATACGAGAGTTATTACTAAACTCAATACTACCTTTATTAAGTGCTTTACAGCCTGGCTGTAAAAAGAACGGTAAGTTTTCCAATGCGAGCGTAACACGACCTAACATCTCCCTTGCAGTTGCGCCTTTGTTGGCAAGCACTGCAATTGTTTTTTCGGGATGGAATATCGCATACCATAGAATATACACTACAGACGAAATACTCTTCCCAGATTGACGGCAGGCAAGTACTACGCAGAAGCGGTTATCGTTGAAGTGATTGAACATCTTCTCTTGATATGGATACAAGTTAAAGTTGACAAGTCCGTCATCAAGTGAGATAATCTTTACGTAGGTTCTTGCAAAATACGCTGGGTCATTCATACACTTAGCGTATTCTTTTACCGACTCCTCAGTCCATTCCTCTGCAACACCATCCTTCTTTACGTTGGGATTGCCGAGGTAACTATTCTTTTCCGCTGGGTTCAACATCAATCACTTTTTCCTCATCACGTAGTATTCGCTGAAGGTCAGCTGTAGAACCTATAAACACATTGTTGTTGGTGGTGCCACCATCTTGTCCAATCTGTTTGGGTTCTTGTTTGATGTCCTTGTTCTTCTTATTCAAGTCCATCAACTTATCGTTCACGTCCGAGATGTTTTTGATCATCCCAGATAATACTTCAAATGCACGAGGGTGTTCTGACTCTCGTGCCACTTCGATCATGAGTTCCAACGACTCCCTACCCTTCTCGATTAACTCGTAGTAGGTGTCTCTTGAATATTCATAATCGGTATTAACATTTTTGTTTTCATCTGTCATTCTGCTTCACTATCAAGGTGTTGAATATTAAATCCAAAGTCACTATCTGGACTTACATTAGATGGCGTTGGTGTTATATTTAGTACTTTAACAAATAAGTCACTATCATTAAGTCCCTCTTCTTTTAAGAAGAAGTTTGTGTTTACGTTTCTTACAATAGGCGCATCTTTATCTGGGCCATAAAAAGACGCTTTCATCTCAAAGTCTAATGTATAGATGATAGTACGTCTTTGACCGACAGATCCTTCGAAGTCGTCCGAGAATGTGACACCGTTCAGTATGATGGGGGTGTCTTCGGTGATCTCTGAGTAATCAGCAAAAGGTTTGACGGATACGGTGTATTGTGGGTTGAAATATGGTATAATCTGTTCTACAATCTGTAACGCATCGTCCTGTGATTTGGCATAAACGTTTAATTGGAAACCGATTGTATATGGAACAGATGTATAGAATCTTTTCTTCTTGGTGTCATCTGTGGATGCACGAGAGAATTTGTTTGTCTTAGGTAACTGTCTCTCTGGGTCATATGCGATATTTGTAATCTCGAACGACATACGTGGAAGTTTGATACCTACTCTACGTTCAGCGTCTTCTCCCTTTGCCATTTGTTCTAGTCGTTCTATAAACGATCTACGTGGCGCATACGACAAGGGAACCTTAACTTGTGATATAGTCGCACCCGAAGAGTTCTGTCGTAACACATGAAGATTATTGAACAACGATCCGAATACGGATACTGCGGTTCTCACTCTCTTATTATAAAACCATCCACCAAACATTAGAATACATCTCCAAATGGATTAGATTCTGAGAAGTCTAAAAAGTCTCCCTCAAAATCATCGAATACTTTATTTTGTGCGGTGTTTTGAATCGCCTGTAATTGTTCGACCAGAGAAACGCTAGAAACCGCACCAGAAGTTTGTCCTACCAGTAATGCTGTAGTATTGAACGTATGGAATGCGCCATCAGATGCGCCAGCATGAGAAACATAAACTTTCTTATCAGAATCATTAAACCTAACAACCTCACCTTCCATAGTATAGGTATCGTAGGTTTGTACAACTTGTTCTCCAACCAAGAAATGATCGGTAGCACCAGTCGCACCCGAACCATTCGAGTCTACGGTCATCACATATTGATATGCAGATTCTTCTTCAACAACATCAATAGATTCAATACCAGTATCGAAGTCTTCATCACTGTATTCGAACAACTCACATTGCATTCTGAATGTGGGTAACTGACTTAACTGATAGAACGGTGTCTCGGTTTCCACCTTGAGTATCTCAAACATAGAGTTTGAAAGAGGAAGATAGATAACATCGCCTTCACGTGGACGGAAACCTTTCTCGTCTAGTTTGTTACCGATGAGTTGTTTCCAACGTCTACGTGCAACAACAAAGGTTGCTTGATCACGCAACTCAATACCGAATTTAGTGAATAAGTCACCCTCTCCATCGAACCCTTCAGTATTCTCGATGTACATCTCGATCTTATATGCATCAGAAAAACGTGAAGGAACATCGTCAGCAAAGATAGTGTCTTTGTTAACGATCTCACGTGGGATGTAGTATACGTCCTCACCATAGAACTTCAGAGATTCGATTACAATGTCTTCGTAAAGATTCTGTTCGGATCGTACCTTTTTACTTATATATGGATTTGTTGCCATATCACCCAGCGAAGAAGATAGGGCCTACATCTTCCTCTTCCCTAAACCTAGTACGAATCTGTTCAAGTTCATTGTTAGCGTCCTCAAATATAGAACGACCACTGATTTGAACACCCCCAGGCAAGGTCATGCCATCAAACTTTAATAGGTTGGTTCCCCATTGCCTTTTGATAATTGATGTGGTATACTCTTTAAGAAACTTATGATTGAACAGAGAATTGTATTCTGCGCCAGTACTATCTGGAGTTCTGATACCATAGACTTCAATAACAATGTGATCACCTACAGAAAGTTTCTCTGAACTTAGATAGAAGTATAGACGATTACCTTGTCGATCAAATGTAGTTTCGGGTGTACCGCTTAGTTTCATATCAAGTAATGATAGATGTTGTTGCATCTGTTCGTAGTATGCAATGTCACCAGCATAGTTGTTCAAATCGGTAACATCGTTCAACATCATTTGATACTTGATATCAAAGAAATTTGTTGTTTGTGAAACAGTGTTGATCGGGAACATACGAACAACAGTAGAGATAGAGTCGCTTCCGAGATCGATATATCCATTATCGATAATGTCTTGAGTCATCTCAAAAGACATGTAGTGTCTACGTGAACCGTCAGGATGATTCTCACGGAACCACTGGAGTGCCTCGTCTACACGATCCTCTAGTTGTTCGTCATCCACGTTTATCTCAAGAACAGGCGCACCTAAACTACGTAAGCAATAATCTATTAGTTCCTGTCTAGTGTTAGGACTTGCCATTAGTTAATCCTTGTTCCTGAAGAGTTATAGACTCTGAGTGGTTGAAAATCTATAACTTCAACGTTGCTGTCAGAGTCTTGTGTCTTTATGAATATTTTACCTTCATTAGTATTGATTGCAATCTCGCCTAGTTCTAAGGCACCAGTTCCAGGCGCAATACCTTTCACGTCACTCTTTTTATGTTTAATCGTTGTAGACAAGGTCTACCTCCAAAATATATTAAGTATTACTACTTATGGGTACGTTCCACCGTCAATAGCACTTATGGCTACAGATCCATTTGTCACTGCAAAGTTTGCAGTCGGGAACTTCGCAACACCAAGATTAGCTGAAGTTGCTTTTTCCGCAGCAACGGTCAACGAGTTTGCAGCATCGTCATACGTAAGATCAATGGCCTCACCCTGTAACAATAGATTTGACACACGGTCATCAACGATCTCGTTTACACTGTCTCCGTTGAACAACAGACCCGCTGTGTTAGAAACTTGGATAGGTTTGTTAGATACAAACTTATCACCACTAGTGTTATACAAGAATGTTGGACGACCAGAGTACGAAGATGCACCGATGATGATACCAGCTGCATCTGCTTGTGCTGAGTTCAATGCACTATCTGCAAGAACCAATGCGTGGTCTGAAATAGTTACTTCTGTTGAGTGAATTGTTGTGGTTGTACCACGTACAGTCAAGTCACCCTGAATAACAACCTCACCTTCATCGCCTACTGGATTTGGATCAAGGAAGATCTTACCAGCGGTAGAACTAATCGTGTTGCTATCAAGTACTAACTGTTCAACAGTAAGTTTAGTAAGACCAGCAATTTGAGTTTGAGCTGTACCAAGATCGATTTCGGTAGAACCGATTGTGATACTATCGTTTGCAAGTTTAGCGTTACTAACACCACCGTCTTTAATACGGAGTGTATCGGCATTTGTCTCAATAGTAGTATCATCTACGTTTACATTAAGAGATACTGAACTACCAAGTGCTACTGAACCACCACCACCAAGACCGTCACCCGCAGTAACCGTTACTGCACTGTTCGCAAGTTGAGTGTTACTTACACCACTACTCTTAATACTTACCGCACCAGAAGTAACAGAGAAGTCNCCTGAAGCAAATGATGCAACACCCTTAACACTAGTAGTAGCATCTGGAATTGCTGAGTCAACCGCAGAAGTGATTTGACCTTGTGCGTTTACTGTGATTACTGGAATGTTGTAACTAGAACCAGAACCATAGGTGTCGGCGGTAACACCTGTATTAGTGATGGCAAAACTAACTTGGTCATCTGTTACACTAGTTGTTATTCCTGTACCACCATTAAAGGTAAGCGTGTTACCTGTGGTGTAGTTATCAGTTGCTGATCCGTCACTCAGTGTGATGACAGTTGATACTGCACTTATCTGAGTGTCAACATATCCTTTAGAAGCTGCATCTGAGTCATCAGTAGGAGTTAACGGAAGATTCGTGATTCTTGTTCCAGCAACATCAATTTTACCGCTTCCGTTTGGATGTAATATAAGGTTGTTGTTAGAAAGTGTTGTGATCGTGTTACCATCTAACTTTAAATTGTCAACATTAAGTATGTCAATTTTTGAGTAAGAATCTACAATAATTGCCGAGGATGCAGTCAGTGTACCAGCACTGTGATCCAGTTTATCGGTAAAGTATTTACCACCAATAACCGCAATATTGTCCGCTTCGCCAGGAGTAGTTTCATCTCCCCAACCAATATATAATCGTTGTCCGTCAGCTAAGTCGTCCTTCCAACTATACGCTAACTCACCTGATCTCAGGGAGGATGGAGACCCCTGAGTACCAGATCGTTTAATTCTAATTGTGCTTGACATTAATAATGTCCTCCGTTTAAGTTCTGTTTATCCAGATCTAAAGTTGCTTCGAATGTAGAAAGATCTTCATCATAAACAAGGACACTACCGTCTGTGACACCACCTAAATTTACTCCGCCAAGAGAATTTATATGTCCACTTGCTGTGCTACTAACACGCTTAACAGGACGACCTACTTTTACAGATGCGACTTTCGTCTTACCCTGTAT